ATGCTGGCTGTAACCTCTTGATTTCATTCTTATGCGAATCGCATCACCCGGCTTTCGCCACACCCGTTTCCCGGCGCGCTCGCGCAGGTAAGGGAGAGTGGATCGTTGGCATTATGCCTATGGAAAACGGGGGACGCAGGGAGACGGACCGGCCAGGCCGGCGAAGAAGAAGTCAGGCGCGCCAGCGCCAACGGGCGAATGCCTTGATGAGGGAGGTGATGATGCTGCTGAGGTGGATCACGATAGCGGTCTCACGGAGCCATGTTGGGGAACATAGCCCAGTGGGGAGGATGGGTGCAACAGCGGGATGTCGGAAGGAAGAGGCTTAAGAAGCGGAAATTGTTTACCAAGCAGAGGCCAGACGGTAGCGATCTAAAATGGCGAAGCCTACACGAGGCAGGCTTGCGTCCATCAGCTAGGTCAGATGCGCGGGAGCGGATATCTAGCCTTGATCTCTTCGACCTTGGCAAGCCAGGCGCTGTAATCCGTCTCCACACCTGCACGGATCGAATCGAACTCCACTTCCGTTTTGATCGGATCGCTTTCCAAACGGTAGGCCTCGGCACGTCTGGCCAACACAGCATCATATTCTTGCTGAACCCGCTCTCTGGAAACCTGATCCGGTGTTTTCATCATTTTCCAATCGATCACTTGGGCAACTCCACGGTTCCGTCTTCAACGATATGGATGGGGACAGGGAATTTGGCAGCTTCGCTGTAGCTCCCCCGGATGGGAAACACCAATGTCAGGCATATCTCTCCGCCTGCCCTGGTAACCCTCCCGGAAAAAGGCCCCTCATGGATGGCAGAGGCTGGCAGATATCCCCCCTCCGGTAACTGCGAGAAGTCGTACATGACACCCGAGACGGCTATCGAATCTCCGGAAACCATGACATCCATATCAGTCGAGTCCTCGGGCAGGACTACAACCGGACTGAGTTCGATACGCATCAGTACCACCTCCCCACAGCCATCACCGTAATGGTGTCGTTAGCCCCCAGTGCCTGCGCCGTCGCGAAAGAAACAGAGCTGCTACCGTTGAGATAGGCTCCACGAACCCCCTGCCCTGCAGTGGCAGGCCATCCGCTGGAGGGAATCCAATTGCAGGTCACCCCGGTATTGAAGCCCGTAACGAAGGCAGCTGGTAGCTGTATCACGTTAGCTCCAAACGAAAGACCCGGTTCGGATCTTGCCGCTGCCATCTGGGTACCATCCGCAAAGCGAACGTACCAGCCGTTGGAAGTTGTCCCGCTCTCCATCACGGCCCCGGTGGGCTTACCTGTGACAAGTCGCCTCGTTACGCTCCCCACGATATTGTCTGTCGTATAAAACCTGACCCACTCCTTCCAGGTTCCATTGGTACAGCTCCTGTACCAAACCTCCGGGAGATTGGTATTTCTCACGAAGAACAGCTGATAGCGGGTACTGGCGTCGAATACCATCGACAGAGCGACATGGCCGTTCACACCGCTGATATTGTTGTTTCCAAGAGGCACGTTGTAAGTATTGGGGGTTATCGAGAACCATCCGCTTTCGTTCACCGTGTCCATATCCAGGGCCATGGGTGCTTGGGTCTTGGAAACACCTCCCAAGAACCCCAATGCATTGCCTACGGTAGAGGCTCCATTGATAGCACGGCCAACTTCGGTGATCCCCATGTCAGCCTGCGCCTGCGAACCGGTAGACGCTATCGCCCACGGCTTTATGCCCGCAAGGGTCGCCCCCCAGTCCATCGCGATCTGGTTGAAACGATCTGATAGGTCCTTGTCGTAGCCCAGGATCGGCGCCACTGCATAGGGCTGGCCGCTGGCCGTGCTGCCCTGGTAGTTGGGCTTGATCGAGATGACCGTCGAACTGGCGACGTTTGTGACCTCGTACCAACGACCATCGGGCCCGCGAAATGCATCGCCGACCCGGGCATTGGACGAGAACTGTGTGCCAGTACCGGTAACGGTCGGGCTATTTGCGGTCACCGCTACGGTGCCGGCGGAATACCAAGACATAACGCTATCCTCACGTACCCGGAATTACAGCCAAGGGAATATACATCTGACGATTGTAATACGGACTTAGTTTCACATCAGCATTGGTATCCCCCATAATATAAGCACTATCAACCATCTTATACCTAGCAGCGCCCGCATATGCTTGAGCAGCAATCATCCACGGCGGAAAGGATATATCACTACCAGATCCAAGCGGAGCTGAAAGAGACATGACCAAAGGATTAATGCAAATCCACGGCATCGTCTGGTCAGAGGCATATGAAGCCTCTCCAGACACTAGGCTACCGCCAAATTGAATTAGAGTGAATATTCTAGGATACCTAACACTAGAAGAATAAACCAAGCGTCCAGATGAATCATAAACCTCAAGAGCTGGACTACTGCTGACCGGAGTATATTTTACTGTACATATAGCTATATCTACTGGGGCGCTACTATAAAAGTAGAGCGTCCCATCAGTTGGGCCTTTGTCATCCCAGTCTTGCAGCGTGACGCCTCCAATCCAGCCCGAAGTTCTAGCGAAGACTAGAGGGCATTCTTCACGTATCTTTACGGGCGATATATCAAGCCAATGACCATATGGCTTAGCAGGAATCGACGAGTATATTCGCTCGACCCTTTGATTCCTGTAGTCTTGATCTATCTGGAAATTGCCTGTTTGATTTACCACCCGTAGCCCAGCCGTCATTGCGACTATCTCCTAAACAAAGAATACCTGCAATTTCCTGCCCCACTCTCTCCGGTTTGATAAATAGTAAAACCGTTTACTGAAGGGATACCTATATTTCCCTTGGCAACAGAGACAAACCATTCACCTGTATCAGAAACTCCAAGGGAAGGTATAAAAACAGACCCCTTATACGGTAAATTCACAACTCCCTCAGCAACCATGCATGTGAGTCGATCAGTAACTTCGGTGTATTTTGAGCCATCCGCACCGAAAACCTGAAGACCAGCAACCATTTTGCAAGACCTCTTTCAAGACCAAATCCCAAGTCTAACTCTAAGAACATTATTACTATCATAAACCTGAACAAGCTGATTGGTTATAGTAATTCGTCCCTGCCCGGGCACAGTCCCATTAATTTCAAACTGCCCTGACTTCGTCAGCCTCCAACCAGTCTCACCCGCAACATAGTTGTCTGACTGAATTGAACTGCCAATTTTGGCATTGGTGATTGACCCATCCTGGATCATCGCGTTGTTGATGAACATCTGGCCGCCGACGATCGAAACCGGCGCCACTGTCTGCCCGCTGGAACTGTTGAACCAGAGGAACCGATCAGCCTGGAACGCCATGGTCGTCACGCTCGTACCGCTGTCGAAGCCCAGTTGCCAGCCAGCGGCGTACTTCTGCCCGTTGGCATGCGCCTGGAGCTTCACGCTGTAGAGCGCCTTGACGTTGCCATCCAGCGAGGTAACCGCTTGAGATGTGGTCTGGATGTTCGCCTCGTTGGTATCGGTGCGTGCGCTGACGGTATCCACCCGCTGTCCCAGGGCGCTGTCCGCGTTGGCGCGGACGGTCTGTTCGGTGCTGATGGCCGAGGCATTGCTCGCAACCTGTCCGGATAGCTGATCCAGGCGTTGGACGGTTACGGCATTGTTCGACGCAACGACCGACTCGACGGTTGCGATCCTGCCTTCCGCCGTACCGGTCCGCGCCTCCAACAAGCTGGTTCGCTTCGCCTGCGCTTCGTTCTCGTTCGCCCGCACGGTGACTTCGGTGGCAGCTCGAGCAATGGTGTCCCAGCCCTTCAGCGCATCCGCCTTCTCTCCGGTCGCCGGTTCCCCGCGGGCGGCAGCTTGCAGCACATCCAGATTCGATGCCGCTGCTTCGATCCTGCCGTCGAGTTCGCTGATTTCAGCGGTATGGCTCGCCACCTGCTGCGCCAGCCCGTTGGCAGTTTCCAGCGACTGGCCGATATCGGACCAGTAGGCCGCGTTCGGCGGCGCCGTCTTCGCCGGCACAGCCTTCAGTGCCTGGTACAACCGCTGCCCCTGTCGCACCATGTCGTTCTTCGCGTAGACCTTGGCCGGGTCGTACAGCAGAACGTCGGCGAGGTCGCCGACCTGCTTCTGCAAGCCCCCGATATCCACCTGCATCCGTTCGATATCGGAGAAGAACTGCTGGCCCAGCGCCGACTCGACGTACTCCTGGGTGATCAACTGGTTGTATTCGCTGGCGTCGCTGGAGCTGGTGCCGGTGACCCAGTTCGACCAGGCGCCGACGTTGCCGCTACGGTCGATCAAGCGACCGCGGAACGCCAGCCGTTCGCCGGCCGGTATCGGCGATACCAGGTGGGTATTGCCTGGGTAGGCGAACAGGCCCAGCGCCCGTGCGGTCTCCTCGCTGCCGCCGGGCGTGGCGGACTGCTGGATCTCGGTGTAGGCGGTGTCCGCTGCGCCGCTGGCCGGGAACCCCCACTCCAGGCCGATGCGCCAGGGGCCGGCCACGCAGCGCAGGTAGGCCAGCGCCGGCGGCGGCGTGGTCTTGCCCTCGAGAGCGGTTTCCACACTGCTGGCGTAGACCGAGCCGACCTCCATCACGTTCAAGGCGCGTACCCGCACCAGATAGCGACCGGCATAGATGCCCGGCACGTCGAAACCGAGCGCCGAGGTTCGCGGCACCCGCACCCAGTTGCCCGAGTCCTTGCGCCATTCGGCCTCGTAGGCCACCGCGTTCGGCGCGGCATCCCAGGAGGCCGACAGGCTGGTCACCGCCAACCCCTGGTCGACCTTGGTGAAAGCCTTGATCCGCACGTTCTGCGGCGGCGCCTGCACGCCCGGAGGAATGCTGGTGACCGGCGGCAGCTCGATGCGCGCACCGTTGTCGATTGCGTCGAACTTGCTCGCGTTGTGTTGCAGCGCGGTGATCTCGAAAAGATTGTCCTCCGGCCGGGTGATGCTCATGATGCGGAAGCGCTGGGTGGTCAGGCTGTTGCTCTGCAGCGCCCACTGCCCCTGGGGCCGAGGCGTCTCCGAATAGGCGGCGGTAACGCTCAGCACGCGGCCTACCACCGACTGGACGCTGCGCGCCTCGGCCTTGCCGTTCGGCAGGTTGACCAGCAGGCGATCGCCGGGTCGGGCCTCGACGTCGCGGTCGAGGGTCAGCGCGCGGCCATCCACCGCGCTCAGGCGTCCGCCGATCTGCTTGCCGGACTTGACCGGGTCGGCTACGGCGATGATCTTCCCCGGCGCCAGCCCACGGCCATCCATGCCGGTGCGGAAGGTCACCGCGTCCTGCTCCAGCTCCTCGGTCAGCAGCGCCCACTGGCCACGCCGCTGCGCCTCGCCCTCGGAGGTGCAACCGATCGCGGTGATCTCCAACTGGCTGATGCCGTAGCGGCGCTGCGCGCGATCATTGTTCACCGCTACCGGCTGGCTCTGGTAGCCGTTGCCCGGATTGTCGTAGTTGACCAGGGCCAGGGTGTGGCGATCGCGCTGGCGGCTGCTGCTGTAGTTGAAGTGGCTGCCGTCGTCGCCACGCACGGTGTTCGACGGCGAGAAGGTGTAGGCCTCGTCCTCCGGCATGTCGGATACCGCCACCATTTCCGCGCCGGACCAGTAGGACATGCCGCGGAAGATCGCTGCCAGGTCGCGCAGCACGGTCCAGGCTTCGGCGCGACTCTGCAGGTACAGGTTGCAGCTGAAGCGCGGCTCCTGGCCGCCCTTGCCGTCGGGCACCGACTGGTCGCAGTACTGGGCGATGCGGTACAGCGACCACTTGTCGACCATGCTCGCGTCGATCCGCCGACCGAGGCCGAAGCGCTTGTGCAACACGATGTCGTACCAGTGCCAGGCCGGGTTGCTGGTCCAGGCCGACTTGAACGAGCCGTCCCAGGTGCCGCTGTAGCTACGGGTCTGCGGATCGTAGTTGCTCGGCACCCGCACCCGCCGGCCGCGCGCTTCCACCGATATCTGCGGAATGCTCTGGAACTGGCTGGCATCGAACTCGACGAACAGCAGCGCGGTGTTCGGATAGCGCAGCTTGGCGTCGATCACCTCGGTGATCGCCTCGACCCGCATGGTGTCGGCGACGCGGTTGCTGTTCTGGTTTGGCGTCAGGCGGCGCACGCGCACCTGCCAGCCGCTTCGCGCCTCCGGCAGGTCGACACGGTGGGAGCGCTCGTAGCGGCTGGTGGACTTGTCGTCCAGCGAAGCCTTCAGCGCTTCCTGCCAGGCACCGCCGTCGACGGCGATGTCGATCGCGTAGTCGATGCGGTAGCCGACCACGTCACCGTTTTCCTGCTGGCGCTGGATGGCCGGCCAGGACAGGCGCAGGCGCACCGCCGAGAGCTGGGTGTTGCTTACCGCGCGGACCCAGGGCGCGTCACTCTTGAGCTCGACGCCGACCGCCAGTTCGTTTTCCACGGCGGGCACACCGGCAATGTGTTCCTGGTCCACCGAGCCCGAGCGGTACTCCCAGGTCACTCCGGGGAAGTTCACCGAGCCGTCCGCCGCCAGCAGCGGCGTATCGTCCAGGTAGATCGAACGGCCGTCGACGCCACCGTCGAACTCGCCTTCGCCCAGTGCCAGGAGAATCTTCGCCCGCGCGATCGAGCGCACCGAGTCCGGCATCTCCACCGGCTGGCGCGGCTTCTTGCTGCCACCCTTGTGGCCCGTGATGGTCTTGTTCATGACGTTCCTTCAGGCAAAAAAACGCCCGCGCATGGCGGGCCTGTTACGGCGTTGCCGGCTACAGCCGGTCCTCGGCATAGATGCCGGCGCTGATCACCGCGCCGCCGATGCGGCGCTTGCCGTAGAGCACGCCGACCGGATGGCCCTGGGCGATGGTGTTGACCGGGCCGCCGAAGGCATAGCTGGGGGCGTTCTCGGGGGCCTCTCGGCCCTTCAGGCCCTTGGGTTGGGGGCTGAGCATCTGCATGACGCCGCCCGCCAACATGCTGACTCCAACGGTTACCAGGAACGAACTGGTTCCACCGGAGAAGAACGTCGTGAATCCACCCACGACAATCAAGGCAGCCCCCAGAATCGTTTGGAAAAGCCCCGCCTGCTTGCTCCCGATCACCAACGGCACGATGCGGATATCCTCGCGTCCACGCATGTCCAGTTGCTCGCCGGACAGGTTGGTACGCCCGCGGAACACGGCGAAGGTCAGCCCTTTCGACTCCGCCTCGCGCATGAACGTCTCGAATCCCTCCATGGTGTGCTTCAAGGCACTCATCGCCTCGCGTACCGTGCCGCTTTCCAACAACCGGCCGTGCATGCGGCCGAAGCGCTTGCCCAAAACCCCGTACAGACGGATGGTGGTGAGGCCCTGACTCAGGGTGTCATTCATGGACCTGTTCCTCTCGTGAAGAGCCGATTCCGACGGCTCGCTTGAATATGTCGTTCAGTGCGGCATCCGCGTGTGCCGCAAGACCAGGCGCGTGCGTTCGATCCAGGGTCCGCCGAACACGTCTCGGGTCGACAGCCGTCCGTACAGGTGGTGCAGCAGGAACGGTCCGTCGCCGCCGAGCGCCTGGACCGGCTCGCTGTCCAGACGCCAGTCATTGCCCAGGTAGATGCCCGCGTGGTTAGGGTGCAGCGCCCTCCCGACCTGCATCACCAGCATGTCGCCGCGGCGGATTCCGGCCAGCGGCACCGGCCGGAATCCGGCCGCCGCATAGTGCTGCTCGTAGAGGCTCTCGCCGGTTTCCCACCAACCGTCGCGGCGCGGATAGTCCGGAAGCTCCAGACCTGCCTCGCGGCGGTACCAGTCGCGACAGAGGCTCCAGCAGTCGAGCACGCCGTGGGCGAACTCGCGGCCGAGCAGCGGCGCCCGATAGCCCTCCGGCGCTAGATGCGCGACATCGCCTTCCGGCCAGGACAGGATCACCCAGGGCAGACCATGCAGTTCGCAACTGACCCGATCGGCCATGCTCGGCGTGGCCGGAACGTCCGGGTGGCTGTGGACGATGGCCAGGACCTCGCCCAGGTCCTCGGCGGCGCACCAGTCCTGGTGATCGATCACGAAGTGCTCGCTGGGCGATCCGGCTGCGTTGCGACAGGCCACGTAGCGGCGTTGACGCACACCGCGAACGATCAGCCCGCAGCATTCGCGCGGATGCTCGCGGGCGGCGTGTGCGGCGATGGCCCGCTGCAAGCTGCGGCTCAGTTCCATGCTCACATCCTGACCAGGCCGGCGCCGGCGAAGCCGCCGTGGGACAGCGGGTTGTCCGCGCCGAAGCGCAGCTTGCAATCGCTGACCCGGCCGCCGCAGCGGTCCAGCGCCGGATCGTCCACCGGATTGCCGTCGGCATCGAACATCGCCGTACCGGTGTAGTTGCAGTCCTGCCCGCGGTACTCGTTGGTGATGCACCAGTGGCACAGCGAGGTGATCTGGCGCGCCGGGATCTGCTGGCCCTGGAAGTCCGGCGGAGCGGACAGCTCCCAGGTCACCTGGACGCTGTTCTCGGCGGTCTTCTGCTCGAGGAACCAGATGTTCAGGCGCTCCTGGGAGGGGTCGGCCTGCGGGTTGCCTTCGGCGAAGTTGGCCGCATCCAGGTAGTGCGCATAGGTCTCGCGCACGATCAGGCGCGCGCCTACCAGGCCATCGAAGAACAGGCAGAGCGCGCTGATGCTGCCGTCGATGTTGCCCACGCTAAGGGTCGGCGAACTGGCCCGGCCGTCACCGCGCTGCTCGAAGCCGCGCGCCTCCAGCGGCCAAGCTTGGTAGGCGTTGCCCTGCCAGTGGATCGGCCCCTGCTGCAGGTGGCCGTGGAAGCGCAGCATCTCGCCGCCGAACCCGGTGCAATCCAGGTCGAACAGGCGCACCAGCGCCCCAGGCTCGAGGGCCTGGTCATCGGCTGTGATGGTCATGCTTACCTCACGGATTGAAGACTTGCTGGAAGGTGGTGTTCAGGGTGAACACGCCGTTGCCGCGCGGCCGCAATTGCCAGCCCTGGGCGCGCACCCGTACCGGTTCGCCAGTGGGCAAGGTCCAGAGGAACGAGCGGTAGCCGCCGTGGCGCTTGAGGAAATCGCGGATCGGGCCGATCAGCGCGAGATCGCCGGTACGCGAAACCTGCCAGGTCTCGCTGAGGTTGTTCAGCCCGTCACCGAGCGCCTGGCTGTAGCCGCCGCCGTACTGCACCTGGCGTACCAGTTGGTTCGCCTGGCCGGCGGAATCGATCGAGATGTCCCAGGTAAAGCGTTCCAGATCAGCCATTCACCATCCTCCATACCAGGCCGCCGGGGCGCAGCTCCTGCGCCACCACGTTGCGCGCGGCATCGTTGATCATTCCCGCCAGCTGCTGTCCCGTACCGTCGTCGCCGCTGGCCGTCGCCGCGCCCTCGCGGCCGCCGCCCAGGCTGACGCTGGTGGAGAAATTGAAGACGTTGCCCCCCTCGCCGCCGCCGAGCGCGCGCACGCCGAGCACGCCATCGGAACCGCGACTCAGCGGCATGATGGCTTCCGGCCCACGCTCGCCGATCAGCGCCGGACGACCGCCGGCCATGCTGAACAGCGCCGGCGCGCTCTGGATGCCATCGTTGAAGGCACCGCCCCTGGCGAACCCAGGCATGCCTCCGGCGCGTTGCTTGCTGACCCAATTGGCCATGTCCGAGCCGGTATAGTCGGAAATCCGCGAGCCCGCCGTTGCGCCGCTACCGAAGAACCCGCTGACCGCACCGACGATGCCGCCGATGATCTGCAGCGTCGCCTGCCGCGCGGCGATCCGCGCCATATCCTGGATCACCGAGTCGGCGAAATCCTTGAACGACAGCTTGCCCGTGGTGGCAAAGGTGAACAGGGCGTTCTCCATATTGGTGAAAGCGTTGGTAAACAGCATGTCCATCATTCCCGAGACGTCCTGCGCCTGGTCGCGCAGGCTCGCCCAGGAGGCGTCCATCTGTTCGACCCAACTGCCCACCGGCTTGCCAGCGCTCGCCGAAGCCCCTCCAGCCGATACCTTGGAACCGTCCCCGGTCTGCCCGGAAGCAGTGGCCACCATCGCGCCGACATCCATCGCCGCTGCCGGCATTGGCGCGGCACCCTGGGCCGCGGGAGCGCCCGCAGCCGCTTGTCCCGCATCTGCTCGGGCCTTTTCCAGTAGCGAGGTATAGGGCTTCTGGCTGGCCAGTTGCGCCTCGGTGATGCCGGCCTTGCCATTCATCCAGCCGAACAATCCGTCCAGGGCGAGCATTGAAAGCTGCCGCGCGGCGATCCGGGCGACATCGTCGATCACCGTCTTGGCGAAGTTGCTCAAGGACAGCTTTCCGGTAGTGGCGAAATTGAACAGCGACTTCTCGAGCTTCTCCGACGCATTCCTGAACAGCTCGTCGGTCATCCCGGAGATATCCTGCAGCGGCGCGCGGTAGGCGCCCCAGACACTGTTCATCTGCAACAGCCACTGCTTGAAGACCTGCGACTGGAGCGACGGCTGTTCCTTCTCGTCGTCGCCGGCCTTCGCCTGTCCCTTGCCCGCCTTGTCGTCGACCTTGGTCTTCTCGGTACCGACGCTGGCGACCCAGCCAAACAGCCCGTCCAGCAGCATCAGCGTCATCTGCCGCGAGGCGAGGCGCGCGGCATCGGCGTAGGCGGCCTTGCCCACGTTGGCAAGCGACAGCTTGCCGGTCTCGCTGAGATTGAGCAGCGCCTTGTCGAGCTTGTCGGAAGAGTTCTTCAGTAGTGCTTCGTTGAGCTTGGACAGATCCTGGAGTGGTTCGCGATAGCTCTTCCAGGCTTCGCCCAGCTCCTTCTGCCGGGTCTTCCACTCGGCCAGTACCTTGTCCTGGGCGCTCTGCACAGGCTTCTTGGCCTGACCCGCCTGGCGACTGGTCCTGCCCAGCATGTCCAGCGCCTGGTCCAGCACGCTGCTGGCAATCAGCGCCGAACTGTCCAGGCTTTTGCCGATAGCCTTGCCAGCCTTTTCCGCGCGCGCCTCCATGGCACGCATTTTCTGATCGTTGATCCTGCCAACCTTGTCCATCCCGGCCCTGTACCCTTCGCTGCGAAGGACCAGGTCGAGCGTCAGGCTGCCGTCGGTATTCGTGGCCATGATTCATGTCTTCCAGAAAAAGACCCCGCCGCAGCGGGGTGGCCTGTCATGCCCATTGATCCATCGCCTGATGCAGCGAAAGGGGCTGGAGAGCCATATGCGGACGGAACGCGTCGGGATCGGCGTCCGCTCCCAGCGCATGCCCGAGCAACGCAGCGATCCGAGCCAGCGCAAGCTCCAGCCGGTGTCCCGGATGGAGCGAGCCGCGCTTGTTCAGATAGGCGACCCAGGCGCGGTACTCGGCGTAGCTGAGCCGCTCCTTGGCCTCGGCAATGGTCGACCCGCCGACGCCGTTCAGCACCAGCTCGTGCCAAACCTCGTCGGCGGGGGTCAGTTTTTTTCCGCGTCCTCGACCCGGTTGACCTCGCCGACCGCCTGCAGCAGCAGGAAGCCCAGCGCCGGGTCGAGGTCGTAGGCCTGTTCGTAGGTCAGGCTTTCCTCTCCCGTCTCGCCCAGGCGAATGCATTCGGCGAGGTAGCGCGCGTTGCGGCTCTGCTGGTCGCCTTCGGCGGAGAACAGGCGCTCCACCGCGCCAAAACTGTTGCGTCGGACGAACACCTGGAAGGTGTCGCTGACCGCCTTCTTCCTGCCGGCGGGAACGCGGGTCCAGCTAATCTCCTTGCGCACCAGCGCCGACTCGATGAAACCGCCCGCCGCACGAAGTTCGTTGAGATTCATCTACGCGCTCCTCAAGCCGACTTCGGCGTCCACTTGCCGGCGCCGGAACGCTGGATGGTGGCCTGGGTAGCGACCAGCGTGTTGCTGGCGAAATCGAAGGGGAAGTCGCTGACGTAGCCTTCGAAGGTGAACCAGGTGCGCGCCGGCGGCAGCACGAAATCGTCGCCTTCGGTGCTGACGGTCGGCTTTACGTCGATTCCGTCGGACCAGCCGATGGCCCACTTGACGCTCGTCTCGCCATCTTTCTCGGACAGCTGGAACAACCGAACGTGACTGGCCAGGCGTGGATCGGCGTTGATGCCGAGGGTCGCCTGGCCAGGGGTGCGCAGGCCTTTCTTGTACTTGCGCGAAGTGTCGCTCAGGCACGGGTCTTCGATCTGGTCGGCCGGATTGCCGCCCGGGTTGAACGAGGTCACGCCTTCGATCTCCAGGACGGTAGCGGCACCGGTACCGGATACCGGCGGAACCAGGGCGTAGATCTGGGTACCTTGAGTCAGGATGGACATGGAAAACTCTCCTTTATGCACATGAAAAGACCCGCACCAGGCGGGTCGTCTGGCCCCGTCCCCAGGACGGTCAGCCGTGGCGCGGTACGCGGTCGGCGAGGAGCCTCCACGTCCCGAGCCGTTGTCGGATGCAAACGAAAAAGCCCGGCACACGGGCCGGGCTCTGAGGTTGCAGGTGGCATCCCTGGGGGGACACACCTGTACAAGCATGACTACGTTGTACCGGCCGATTCCCGGCTCGACAACGCTGCGGAATCAATACACGGCAATATGCGCCGGACACACGTCCATCGACGTCCATATGCGCCCAGTGTCTCAGCGGCAGGCACGCAACGCCGCCTGCAATTCGAGTTCGTAGCCCTGCCGCTGGCGGCGCTCGGCGAGCAATGCGCGAACCTTGGCCTGCAGCGAATCGCCAGCCTGCAACGTGGCGCTGGCCCAGCTCGGCGGGCGCACGTCAGGTACACGGCAAGGCACTGCCAGGGGAACCTCGACGCGCACGGGGCGAGGTGTCGTCGGCGAGGCTGCGCAGCCCGCGAAAAGCAGACAAAGCCCCAGCAGGAGACGAGTCATAGTCCCAGCTCCCGGTCGATCGCCGCACCTGCCGCCTGGCAGTCCACACCAATGTCGGGTTCCTGGAGCAGACGCACGGCGGCGGCATACTGCTCCGCGGCCTGCGCCCTGGCCTCGCCGAGTGCCTGCTCGACGTCCTTCGCGCGCCTCTCGGCGCTCGCCCGCACCGCCGCCAGCGCTCGCTGCTGCTCATCGAGCAAAGCCTCGAGCTGGCCGCTGGCGACGCGGCTGGCAGTGAGTTGGCCCAGGGCCTCCTCCAGTTGCGGACGATAGTGGCGGGCAACCAGGCCGCCGCCGAGCAAGGCGC